ATGCGGCTGCCCGACAGTGTTGGCCCGAGATCGAAACGGTGGACGAAGCGACGCTACCTGCTCGAGGTGCAGCGGGTGCGTGGGGAGCGTGCAGCGGAGCAGCTGCGGGCGGTGATGCTGAAACTGTGGAAGGAGCGCAATGGCCAGACCAGTGATGCAGGAGCTCATTCTGTGGCGCAAGGCGCGGCAGCACTTGCCGGCAGACGATGAGACGGTGCTGGTGGAGCTCGACCACCCGGTTGAGGTCTGGATCGGCTGGTATGACCGGCAGCGCAAGTGCTGGCGTGATGCGGGCGCAGGCAGCCCGATCGACCGGCCGCGGGTGATTGCATGGGCTCCGATGCCGCGTGGCATGGGTGCGGGCTGGTTCGAGGACGGGGATGACTGAGGTTCGCGTGCCCAAGCGGCCGCCGATGATCAAGCAGAAGCAACCGGAGCGCAGGCGGTCGCCGCTCGCACCGATCCCGGTTGCGGCCCTGCTTGACCGGAGAGTCTGTGATGGCGCGATCAGGACGCTGGGCAAGCTGGCGACCTGGTGCAACAGGGCTGGCATCACATGGGTCAGCCAGAAGCGGATCGCCAGCATGACCGGCCAGCGCGAGCAGGTCATCAGCCGGCACATGCAGCAGCTGAAGAAGGCCGGGTACGTCCAGGTCATCCGCAAGGGTTGGAAGGGCGTCTCAGCCGACACCGTGCGGATCATCTACGACCCGTCGATCAACACCCAGGACGCGATCTCGATCGCCAGCACGCACGAGGACTGCCGTCCACCCTTCATCGTCAAAGCGGAGCAAGAGATGCAGTCAATCCCACCGGCCAAGCAACGCGAGCTCATCGCCAAGATGCTCGCAGGGGCCATCAAGCCGGCCACCGGCGCAACATCAACCAGGAGCTACACCATGCCAGCAAACGGCGAAACCATCGCAACCAAGCGGATTCGACAAGGCCTCAAGAAGGGCTCTCAAAATGCACTTAAGAGTGCGCAATGCAAAGAGGCTGAACAGGTACAACTCAAGGGTTGTGCAATCAGTCTAAAGACTAGGGGGTATCAGGTAGACAAGGAGTGTGAAGGTTTGATGCAAGTTGTCGATCAATATGTTCACGTTGATCGGATTGGCGCGTTGATCGACGAGGTGCTCGACCGGCACAAGGCCGAGGGTCTGCCGCCGCCTCGCCTGGCCTCGCTGCTCGAGTCGGTCATCAACCTGAACGCCGACCGCATCGTCGACGGCGTGTATGACACCGCCCAGAACGCGCCAGGATCTCCTACAGCGGACGACCGGGGTGCAGGATGACCGGACATAGCCAGGCACCCTTCCAGCGCGTTGTAGGCCTTTCTACGGGCTCCGTACAAAACTCAAACGAACGTATGGGAATTGGACAGGAAGGGCCGTGTCGGGTGCTGGCGGGAGGCGAGGCCCGGTGTCATACGGCTAGGCGTGCGCATGGGGCGCGTCATGCGGGCGCGTCACGCGTAGACCCTTGCCCCCTCCCCCTCACCGGTAGCGAGTGGGGGTCTCTCCAAAATTTTCCCTGAGTATTTGGCCCCAAAATTTTCCTCAAGTTTTCCTAACCACAGAAAGGTGATGACGATGGCATACGAGATGAGACCTGGGCAGGGCAGTCTGTTCAAGAACGACAAGAAGACGAGTGAGCGGCATCCGAATCTGAAGGGTCGGCTGATGCTGCCGGATGGGAGTGTGTATTGGGTGAGCGGGTGGACGAAGGAGACGAGTGCGGGTGAGAAGTGGATCAGCCTGGCGCTGGGTGATCGGGTGCAGCAGGCTGGGCAGTCGCCGCATGAGCAGGCCAAGAGCAATGGGTATCAGGGTCAGCAGGACGAAGAGATCCCGTTTTGAGGAGTGTTGGTATGCCTACGGGTAAGCAGAAGTTCAGCGCGACGATACCGAGTCTGGATGGGTGGGGTGGTATCAGATCCGTCCAGCGCAGGCTCGAGAGGTCAGCCACGATCGTTGAGAACCGGGAGGCGGTGGCGTATCTGTTGCTGTGCATGGCGAAGACGAAGATCACGGACATCATGGATTGGGATGATGACGGGACGGTGAGGTTCAAGGGAGCGGGGAGGATCCCTGAGCATGCGTTGCAGGCGATCAAGAACGTGAGGGTGACGAAGGGTAAGGACGGGCAGCAGACGCTTGAGATCGAGCTCTTTGACAAGGTTCAGGTGCTGCGGTTGCTGGCCAAGGCTAGTGGTCTGCTGGACAGGCCTGAAGACGATGAGAAGCCCTCGGTGATTGACGTGAACGTGGTGGCCCCCAGGGGGGAGGGATGAGTGTGTGTGTGGAGTGCGGAAGCTGGAAGTCGCAGGTGAAGGAGTCCAGACGCGACACCCGGTATGGGTGGAAGTGGCGTCTCAGGGATTGCGTGGAGTGTGGGCACCGGTGGTCGACCTATGAGGTGCCGGCAGAGACGCTGCAGGTTGAGAATGATGGGGATCCGAATGGGAGGCTGGAGCGATGAACCGAGACGAGATCTTGCGCCAGGCGCTGGATTGCGGAGCGTTCTGGGAGTTGTCAGATACGCCAGAGAAGGATCTGGCCTTTCTGATGCGCTTTGCAGAGCGTGCTGCAGCTGCTGAGCGTGATCGATGCATCCTGATACTAGAGCGCCTGCACGAGCGGTCTGGCGGTCAGCACAATCAGTATCTGTATGCAGCCAAAGTGCTGCAGGGGGAGATATGAAGATCAAACCAACACGATACGAGATCGACAACGGGCCTGGCATTGCGGTCGATGTCGAGATCGACTCAGAATCGCTCTCTGATGGCCCGCTGTACTTTGAGGTCAGACAAGACAGCGAGTCGATCATCATCACCGAGCAGACCGCCAGTGATCTTGTGATTGCCATGAAGATGCTGATTGAAGGACGCAAGTGAGAACTAAAGAACAGAGCGCCAAGCAGGTCGGCGTCACCGGACTGAAGCTGGACTTCAGCGAGAGCCCGGTGGTCTACGACTTCATCCAATCCAGACAGTTCGTGGCCGGTGTCATGGGGCCGGTGGGGAGCGGGAAGAGCTACGCCTGCGCGGCCAAGATCTTCATCCAGGCCGTCAAGCAGAAGCCCTCCCCCATCGACAACATCCGGTACTCGCGCTGGGCGGTGGTCAGGAACAGCTACCCCATGCTGAAGACCACGACCATCAAGACCTGGCTGGATCTGTTCCCCGAGTCGACGTTCGGCAACATGCTCTGGACGCCGCCCATCACCCACCACATTCGGCTGCCCGCCCGCGGTGATGCTGCCGGTATCGACTGCGAGGTCATCTTTCTGGCGCTCGATCAGCCCAAGGACGTTAGAAAGCTGCTCTCTCTCGAGCTCACAGGCGCATGGGTCAACGAGGCCCGTGAGCTCCCCAAAGCGGTCATAGACGGCCTCACGCACCGGGTGGGACGGTATCCAACGAAGCGTGATGGCGGCGCGTCCTGGCACGGCATCTGGATGGATACCAACCCGATGGACGACGACCACTGGTGGCACAACATGGCCGAGAAGGAAAAGCCCCGAGGCTGGAAGTTCTGGAAGCAACCAGGCGGTGTCATCGAGGTGCCAGCAGACGACCTGCCGGACAACCCCGAGGCCAATGACCATATGCTCGCTGCCGGCAAGTGGTGGAAGACCAACCCTGCAGCCGAGAACATCAACAACCTCCCCGCCGGCTACTACCAGCAGATGCTGCCGGGTAAGAACCTGGACTGGATCCGGTGCTATGCCGCGGGCCAGTACACCTATGTTCAAGAGGGCCGACCCGTCTGGCCAGAGTACGACGACGCCATTATGAGCGGTGAGACCGAGGTCGAGCCTGGCGTACCCATCCAGGTGGGGCTGGACTTTGGTCTCACCCCTGCAGCCACTATCGGCCAGAGGCTCCCCAACGGCCGCTGGCTGATCCACCACGAGATCGTGACCTTCGACATGGGCCTCGAGCGGTTCGGCCTGCAGCTGCTCGCAGAGCTCAACCAGCGATACCCCAACCACCAGGTCATGCTCTGGGGGGATCCCGCCGGTATGGCGAGGGACGCGATCTACGAGGTGACCGCGTTCGATTTCTTGCGAACCTTAGGATTGAAGGCGCAGCCTACGGCATCGAATGATTTCAAAGTCAGGCGGGAGGCCAGCGCGGCACCGATGCAGAGATTGATCAACGGCAAGCCTGGATTGATCGTGCATCGCGATTGCAAGCTATTGCGGAAGGCCTTGGGGGGTGGGTACTTCTACAAGCGTGTCTCGATCGGCGCTGGGCAAGAAAGGTACAAGGACAGCCCGAATAAGAACCAGTTCTCTCATATCGGGGATTCGTTCCAATACCTCATGCTCGGAGGCGGTGAGCATAATCGGTTGACGAGGAAGCCAACGCTCGGTGGCGCTCCGCTTGTACAACAAGCAATCGCCTCTTCTGATTTCGACATTTTCGCGGTATAGTCGCGACAACCAGGGCTGGCAGGCCCTGGTGCCACTTCATCAATGCGTTAAGAAGGAACGCGACGATGCGCGACAATCATATCAGCCGAGAGCGGCTGCATCAGCTTTTTCGGTATCACGACGGCAATCTGTATCGGCATGGAAGCGACAGGCCGATCGGAAGCACCCGCAAAGACAAGTATCGAGTTACCTCTGTCGATGGCCGGCTTTACCTTGTTCATCGGCTGGTTTGGCTGTTCCACAACGGTGAACTGCCGCCTGTCATAGATCACATTGACTGTGACCCATCGAACAACCGCATCGAGAATCTTAGACCGCTTGACCGTTCAAGAAACGGTTTGAATCGGAAGCATCCAAAGAAGAACAGCAAAACCCAGGTGCTTGGCGTTTACTACGACAAGAGCAGGGACAAGTACGGGGCTGAGATCCAAATCGATGGCATCAAGCGACATCTTGGGCGGTTTGCTACTGCTCAAGAAGCTCATGCCGCCTACATCAAGGCAAGAGCCGCCGCGTTCTGATCTGGACACCCCGGACAGACGGGGCGTATTCCGCACGACAGTAAGAGCCTGCATGGGCTGCATTGACCTGCTTGCAATCGGTCATGGCGAGACGGTAGCAATCCAGGTGACTAGCAAGGGTCATCTCTCAGAACGTCGGCACAAGATCGAGGAGGCCGAGGCTTACCCAGAGATGATTCGTTCAGGGTGGCGGGTGGTGCTG